CCAATGCTATACACATTATTATAATTAGTTTTTTCATTCTTTTATTTTAATTGTTATATCATGTGGTGCATATTCATTACCACCAAAATATGGGTATAAATAGTATCTACGCAGTAAACCCCAGTTGCCCTCAGGTCTTCTACGTACAAGTGTGGTATCATTATCTATTACTATTACATAATAAAATGTTTTTATATCAATAGTAGCGCTATATATTTCATCTGTCTCTATAGTTCTTATAGTAGCAGCTGTATGTCTACCTTCTTCGTGTCTTAACCAGCAAAGCTCTATGTTGCCATTTAAATACCTCCAACCTAATCTTATAGAGTATTTTTGATGCCTAACACCAAAGTCACTAAAACCATAAATCTTATTTACATCGTGTTGGTTTTCTGGTATCTCGCTTTCATATATAGCTGATTCATCTAGTATAAATTGAAAACTTATCTTTGAATTATCTGGGTGGTTTATAAAACTACCTGAGCTATGCTCGCCAGCTGGTATTGTATAAACTCTGAAACCAAGATCATCAACTTCTTTTGCACACGAAACCAATAAAAGAAGTATCAGAATTTTTTTCATTATTTATCGTGAGCGTAGCATTTACCAGATTTGTTTGTTGTTTTATTTTTACACCTCCCACCTTTTGATTTTATAGCAGTACATTGTTTTTTAGCGGCTTTCTTTTTTTCTTTTAATTCTTTTTTAACTTTTCTAGCCTCTGTTTCAATACCAAGATCCCAAACGTTCCAACCTAACACTAACGCAAAGCTATCCCAAAACTCTGTTTCAGAATCTGCCGCAGCCATTAAATTGTGTATTTTATTTACAGCTCTGTCTAAAGGTATATTTGTAAGACCTGAAACTAAATTAGCCATAACGTCAAAAGCAGGATTGCCTAAGTTCCAATAAGGCATTTCTTTTATAACTTCTTCGTTAAATCTTTTCGACTGTATAGATCCGTATATTTTTCTAAGCTTAGAGCCTATTGTCGGTGATAAATTTGCTAGTTGTAGTATAGTGTACGTGTGATCTGCATTCCAACCTTTTTTCTCTTCATGGTTGTATTTTAACACACCGTTTTTAAGAGTTGCAACAATGTTACCACCTAAACCTAAACCATTTAATAAACTATCAATCATACCGTTTATCATTCTTTGTTCTTTCACGCTAAGCTCTTCACCTTCAGCCTCTGCCTTCCAAAGTGCTTGTTGTAAAAAGTTAAACAAATAGTTTTGTATTGCACCGTAGTAAGCTATTTTAGCTAGGTTAGATTTAGTATCACCTCTTCCAGCTGCTAAATCTCTAACGGATTTATCTATTAATCTAGCATACTGCATAGGTGTGTTTTTAAACGCTAGTATTAATCTACCCATATTACCTGCTTGTTGCTGCGAAATCATCATAGCATCAGAGGACTGTTGAGCTTCTTGTGACTTTGCTATCCAATCTTCTTCTGCTCTTTGATCAGCTTCTTGTTCTGACATACCTTGCGCTATGTAGTTTTTCTTTTGATTAATAAAGTATGTAGCACCACCCATAGTAATAGCCGTTGCATCAGCAAGTCTTGTTGGTGTAAACCCAATTTTTAACAAATAAGATAACGCAGCACTAAACTTATCTTCTTTACCTTGAACAAAAGCAGATAGTTCTGCCTCGTTAATTGTTCTTGACTCACCAGACAACCTTTCTTGTAGGAAAGGACTATTCCAAAGTCTAGCAACAGTTTTCCAATAGTTTGGTTGATTTGCAAAAGCTTTAGCAGCAGCAAACGGGTTGTTGTTTGCCATGTCTATATAGTTAGTTGCTGATATAAGCTGTAACGTTGCAGATCTTATGTTGAAAAACATTATAGTACCTACAGATCCATTAACCCAGTTATCCCAATTACTAGTTATTCTATCTTTACCTTTGCTTTTATTTCTTCCATACTCCATGCGGTACATCATATCTTCTAAAGCTTCTCTAAACTTACTACCGTATATAGCTTCTATTTTAGCAGCATTAGGCCCTTGTAATCTACCGTTAACATCAAGCTCACCAAATATTTCATTTCTATTTTCTATAAACTCAGCTAAAAAATCTTTTCTACCTAATTTTCCTGTTAAACTATATAAATCACTAGCTATAGACTCTACAGTCCAATACTCTGAAGGCTCTAAATAACCATTTTCTTGTTGAGTTATCTGACTAAGACCATTAGCAAAAGTAATTAAACTAGGATCGCTATTAACTGTTTTAACTAAAAGTTTTTCATCTCTTTTAGATATACCAGGTATTGTCATACCATTTTTATTCCACAAATAAACTCTAACAGCTTGCCCATGACTATAATTTGTTCCATCAACTAGTTTAGTAAGCTTTACTTTTACCTTAGGTAGTTTTTCTATTAAACTTTGATAATTCTTTTTTAACTGCTGTCTTGTTTCGTTTATTTTGTTTGTACCTCTTACGTATGGTCTTATAAGATTATCTTCAAAAAACTGTAGTTGTTGCTCTCCTAGTTCTCCTTTTGATAAAAAGCTATATAATAAACCTTTAAAATCTTGTGCTGATGGCATTATAGGTAATATCTTGTACTTATCTACAGCTGTGCCTCTTATTCTACCTTGAGCATCTGAAAATTCTTTTTCTTTAGCCACACCCTCTGTTTGCTCAAGTATAGTATTAAATCTTGTAGACAAGCTAAACAATGGATCTGCTAATGTTGTTTTTCTTTTAACACCCATTTGATCTAATATGTTTTCTACAGCTTGAACATTTTGCTCTGCATCATCAGCAAAATAAACATCGTTGTAACCTTCTTGCGCAACCTTATCAGCTATCCACAAAGCTTTAGCTTCAGAAGTTGAATTACCTAAACCAGTTATATTTTCTAAAGGTATGTTTAATCCATTAGCTTTTAAAAATGCATGTATAGCTGCTTGTGCAGCGGCAGGCCTAGCAGTTAATACAAACATGTTTTGCGTTCCAAACTTACCTTGTAGCTTTAAAGCTTTGTTAAACAGTGGTGCTATCTTACCTTCAACAACGTCGTTAAACTCAGAAAAATCCCAAACATAACCTTTGTCTGTTAAGTCTTGGTAATTTTTAGCGTATTGTTCAGCGTTTAAAGATCCAGTTGTACCATCAGGCTTTGTAAATCTAATTTTAGATTTAGTTGTAGCTAATGTATCGTCAAAATCTAATATAGTAACACCTTGTGTTGATTTGCTAAATAAAGATTTTTTATTTAATTCTTTTGTAATTTGTTTTTCTACTATAATATCACTAAGCTTTCTACCATCAGGACCGTAAACATTATTTTGATTTGCTTGTGGTAAAAAAGTAAACCTAAGTTCTTCTACTGGTGAGTTTTTTAAGTCAACATCCTTAGGCTTATCCATAATTTTAGTTGTTTCAACCTCTGCAGCCCACTGTGTGTGGCTGTCAAGATTTAAAACGTTTGTTTCTCCAATGATATAAGCGTAAACATCATACATAGTAGAGGCATTGTCTTTTATATGCTCTCCTTTTGTAATTTCATAACTACCATCTTTTATTGTTATGTAGTCAAGCTTTGACAATGATCTAAAACCTTTTTGTATATCAGTTTGTATTTGTAATAAATTATAAACGTCTAATTTTTTTAACTTTCCACTTGTATAGAGATCTTTTATATTGTTAACAAAAAACTCTAAAAGTTTTATATTTGCAATGTTAGCTTTTTGTATTTCTGGATTTAATTTTTTTAAAGCTTCTAGTTTTTGCTGTTTGTTTAAATTACCATTTTTTGTTATTTTGTTAATCTTGTTCCAAAGAGGTGACGAAGGATTCATAAACCTCACATCATCTAAAATTAAACCTTTTGGTAATTTTACATTTAATTTACTAATACTATTTTTTAAGTTTTGTAGTTTTTCGTAGTAATCACCTGTAACATCATTACCGCTAGAGTCTACCATTTTTACTCTTTTACCATCTATTGTTTGCACTTTGTTTTCAGCTGCGTCTAAAGCTCTGTAGTGGTAACCTAAAATGTCATATCCAATAATATTAAAAATATCAGGACCTACTTTTTTAGCTATTTTTAAACCTGCCTTTTGCAAGCTTTCAAGACTAGTTTCGTTGTATTTTAAAGCACCTTGACCACCTTTCTTTTTTGAAGGTACTATAAAATTATTTAATTTTTGATCACCTAAATTAATTACTTTTTTCTTATAAGCTATAGACTCTTGGTTTTGGTGAAAGTCTTCATCAAAAATTCTTGCAACAAAGTTTTTTATGTTTTCGTTTTTCTCTATAGTATCTAAAAATTTATGTATACCATCAATGTTACCAGAAGCGAAATTCATGTTTACAACTTGCCTGTAAACGTTAGTAGCTCTCTGCACAAAGTTTGGCATGTTAGCGTATATAGTGCCCGGTCCTTTACTTGATGAAAATTTAAAATCTATATTTTTACCAATGACTTGTGCAACCTGTTTTATTAAGCTGTCAGCTTCGCCATACTTATCTATATAAGCAGGTGATTTAAGACCTGTTATAACAGCATCTCTCATTACTAGATTAGATAAATACCTTAAAAATCTTTCTTGAGACATATCAAGTCTACCATCTTCAGGGTTTAAAAATGCATCAACAAGCTTAGCTTCTAGCTCTGGCGTAAGTTTTAGTTTTACTCTTTTTACATTACCAGCGTTAACATCTGAAATATTAACATCAGTGTTCATTTTAGATTCATTAACTCTTTGTCTTACTCTTCCAGTTGTTGCATCTAACACAACAGCTTCTGTAAGCCCTAATTTTAGTTTTGTAACCTCAGCAACAGGCATAACCCTATAAATTAACCTAATTCTTTTTTCTACGTACTCTTTGTATTTATCTGTATCTAAAGGTCTTATTCTTTTTCCTTTATCGTTAAACTCTTCTGGAAACATAGTTTCTCTTAAAAACCTCCAATCAGCTTTAAAATCTTTAGTTATTGCCGCTTCAAATTTAGCAGAGTTATCTATTTTGTCTACGTTTTTAAGCGCTGTTTCTGCTGCTATAAGCGTAATTTGATCATACAAGTATTCGTTTTCTACTATACCAAGCGTTTCTCTTATTTCAGATGTTTCTTGGTTGTTAGCGATAGCATCTCTAACATCTAGTACCTCGTTTATAGTCGTGCCACCATATAAATCTTTATTTTCTTTTTCTTCTTTTATTTTAAGTTCAAGAATTTTAGTTGCATCTATAGTTATTTTTCTTATTCTTAAAGGCATTAAACCTTGTAGATATGCTCCAAAATTTACTGGATTTACTATATTAGCTTCTTCATCAACATCTTTAGCTATTTCTTTTTTTGGTAATGGTTTTTTAACTTCTTTACCTTCATTTTCTTTATTAATTTTTTCTACAATTTCATTAAACTCTAACTCTGTTAGCAAAGGTTTGTATGTTCTAGATAAATCAGAAATTATACCAAAAACTTCGTTTTCCCACACATCTTTTGACACAACAAAATCTTTATCCGCTTGCCACTTTCTTTCGTTTAATAAAATAACACCAGCATTGTTAATTAAAAAATCTCCTTGAAGCTTTGTATAAGCTCTAGGATTTTTTCTATTAATTATCATTAAATCTTGAATATTTTTATTTTCTGCCGATATTTCTTGGTTAGTTCTTTTACCATATATAGCATCTCTACTGTCAACCATTATTTCACCTGACGACTTAGACATTAGCGCAGTTTTTTTACTAATTACGTCAATATCATTATATACATATGTTAGTGGATTACCATCTTTATCTAAAAACCAATCAACAGCTTGTTGTTCATATCCAGTTCTTACACCACCTCTATTTATTTCTCTTATAAGGCTTAATATATCAGCGTTTGATAAATCTGTTTTTAACACGTCTTGAAACGCATTTTTTAAATTGTTTAAACCATCTACACCTTCTTTACTAAAATCTTGAGCTCTATATTCAAACATAGCATCTGAAAGATATGGTATATATTCTTCTCTACCTCTATCACTTAAAGGATAGTATTTTCCTTTAATAACTTTAAAATCTACACCGTATTCCAATGTTGCATCTGCTCTACGTAAAATGTTTTCTTGAATTTGTAAGTTAATAAACTCAGGATCAGCAAGTAATAAGTCTTGTACCTTGTTAATTAAATTTAATTTATCAGAGTTTGACATACTATCCATGTCAGCGTGTATATCTTCGTGACCAAATACATTACCAGCTAAAAGCGACGCGTCCATCTTATCTATGTTACCGTTTGTATTTTCTTGTGAAACAATAATTAATTTTCTACCATTAATTTCTAAACCAGTGTAAATACCGTTTGCCTCTCCACTAGTTATACCTTCAATCATACCTGGATCTAAATTTTCAACACCGTATTCAATTTCTAAAAAATTTAATAAATCTTTATTATTATCAAAAACCTTATAATACCTGTCTGAATTTGGATCTTGATTATGTTTAGTTGCAGTTTCTTTGTTTTGTCTGTTTTTCCAAGCCTTTACCTTTGCTCTTGCAATATCTAGATTTGTATTTTTTTCGGCATCTATTAAATAATCTAATTGCTGTTTATTGTTTTTATAAGCTTCAGTTTCTTTATAATCTTCTCCGTACTTTTCTTTTATTCTTTTATTTTCGGTTTTATTGTTAGTAAAGTCAATATCTAACTCAGCTAGATTTTTTAACTTTTCTTTTATAACTAGTTTTGCTTCTGGATCTTTTGTCCATGCTAAACCACCATATTCTTCACTTCTTAGTAATTCGTTTGTTTTGTTTAAAACATCTAATTGTCTTTGGTATGCTTCGTCAAATACTTGTGTTTCTTTTTGTAGCTTTTCAATTTCACGATTTATAGTGTTAGTCATAGCTTCAGGATTACTCATGTCAAACACAGCATCATAAGTGTTTTGAGCCGTATTAACAACAGTAGTTACACTTCCACCAAGAGGAGCTGCTGTTAGTATAGTTGTTTTAAAAACCTCAGCTACATCATCTAATGCTTTTTCTATGTTAAAATAACCAGTACCACCATAAACACCAGCTTTTGTTGTTGCCTCTTGAAATATTTCAGTTGGAACCTCTACAGCAGTTGTCTGCGCCATCATTTTTGCTATGTTACGACCTTGCTTTATAGCGTTTACATAATAACCTTTTCTTATTTCGTTAAATAGCTGCGCTGGCATTATCTTTAGCTTAGACGCTTTAAATATTATAAAACCATCACTGGCAATTTCTAAACCGGCATTTGCTAAACCAACACCAGTAGACATATCTTCTATAGATTCAGAAACACTACCGTCTTCAATAATTTCAATCATTTCTTCTGGTGTAGGATTTCTTCCGTATCTTTTTTGACCTTCTATAATAACCATTTCTTCGTAAGCGCCAGCACCTTCTAAAGCATAAGTATACATACCACCAGTAAATATACCACCAACCATATTCATCATTTGCTTACCCATTTCTTTTTGCCATCCATTTAGCGATTGATAAGCTTTGTCTGTGGTTAATTTTGATATTTTATTTTGATACTCTCCTGTAGCAATAATATTTTCCAATATTTTCATATTGTAATTCTTTTCCATCATTTTCAACCTATCTAAAAGAGGTTCTTTGTCGTAATAACCAGATAATAAAGATAAATCTTCTTCACCAATCTTTAAGATTCCTGGAAAATATACCTTACCATTTTTTTCTTGAGGCGTGTCTAAATTAAAACCGCTTAAACTAGGTAGCTTAGTACCTTCTATTAAAGCAGTTTTATAATCAACAATAGCTCTGTAATCTTTACTTAATCCAATTCTACGTATTACCTTGCTAGCCTTTGGTATATGCAGGGCTGCTTGCTCCCAAATTCCTTCTAAAAAATCACCTTTTACGTACCAAGGTATTATTTCTTCTACTGCCTCGTCATTATTTATTACAGCTATATTTCTATTAAAAACACTACCAACAGCTGTTGAGTTAGTGTTAACTGCTGTTATGTAACTATCGTTGTTTTCTAAAACTTTTCTTTTAATTTGTTTTGATTGGTTTTCAAACTCTAACAAAGCTTCTTGTGGGTTTAGTTTTCCAGAAGCAATATTTTCTAAAAGAACTAATGTTGCTTTTTCATATTCACTTTTTAACTCTGTAGTTATACTTTGAACAGCTTCTTGACCTTCAGGAGTTTTATGATACTGATCCATTAATTGGTCAAACGTATCGTCCCTGTGTTGTAGCATTTGTTCTCCAGACAACTCGCTTACATCTAAAAATCCTGTTTGATCTTTATTTGCTATAGTTGATTGGTTGTTATAAGCATAGTCATGGCTAGCGTCATACATATCACCGTCAAACAAACCTTCAAACTCTTCTGTTTTATTTTGCTTAGCTTGATTTGCTATGTTTTTTAACTCATCAACAACAATTTCTCTAGGTTTTCTTACACTTGGACCAGTACCAACTTTATATCTATTGTTGTCAACTTCAATAACATCAGCACCAGGTACAGCGTCATCAAACTCTATACCTAATCCATCATAATACTTTCTACCTTTTTTAACTACTTCATCTTCATCTTTTTCTAAATCCGTTTTAGTTAGCTTAGGATCTTTAGGCGCTTTTATTTTTACTTCAGGATATAGTTTACCAAAAAAGTTTTCTTGATCTTTTTCTGTTTTTATTTCTTTTTGTATTTCTGGTATTTTTTCTTTAATCACATCTTCAGGCACACCGTCTTTCTCCATATTACTTATGACTTCAACTAACTTGCTCTGCTCGTCAGTTAAAACAGGTGGATCCATTATTGCGCTTTCGTTTATTTCTTCAGCCATATTAAGATATTGAATATTTCTTTAATAATTGTTTTGCAGTCATTTGACCAGCTTCAGCAAAAGCTTCGTCAGTTGCTTTAGCCATGTTATGCTCTGCTTGTAATTTTCTTTTTAACCAAAAACTTACTTCTTGTTTTAATTTATTTTCATCAAAGCCTGGGTTATCAACATCTGCCCAGCCAAGATCTTCATTTGGACTTGCCTCTGCATATTGATCTATAAAAGATGGTCCAGCAAAATCATCCCAAGCAAACGCTAGTATGTTTTCTTTTGAATCTAACAGACCATTTACAACAACCTCAGCGTGGTAAGCGTTAAATGGTTTTCTGTTTCTAGAGTTTTCACCTTGTTTTACAGCTGCTTTTCTAAAATCAGCAAACTTACCTTCTGGCTTCATAAAAACATCTTTAAATATTTGACTAGATTTTACAACTGCATTAGGTTTGTTAGGATTTTTAAAGTCTCCAAAAGCAAATTCCACATCATTAAACTTTGTATCACCACCAACTGTAGTTTCTGGAAGTGGTAATATCATTCTATATAAATCATCTCTTTCACTAAATATAGCGTTTTGCATAAACTTATTTTTACCAGAAGATCCTTTTGAAAAACTACGTCTACCAGCTTCACCACCACCATTATTTTCTATCCACTCTGACTTTTTTTCTATTAAATTGTTTACTTTTTGCGTTAATCCTCTTAAGGTATTTATCGAGTCATTTACAATTTTAGAACTACCTTCTTGATCGACGTACATGCTAGCTTGGTCTTTTAATTGCTTAGCATAATTGTAAACTCTAGAGTTTGCTTGAGCACCTAAAACATCTAGCTTTTCATCACCAACTAAACTAGTGTTGTCTATGTAAGTGTCTACATCTCTTTCTATATTTGGATTTTGCATTTGAAGATCTGTCAAAGGGTCATAATCTTGAGCTGTTTGTTTGAAAGGTGAATTACCTTGTATACGCATCTTTGCGGGTGAACCTTGTAATGATCCTGAAAAATTATAATCACCAGCCGCAACGTTTGAACCTCTGTTTTCACCACCTCTTACACGCGACGCGCCAGGATAACTATCTGCAAACTCTTGGTTAGTCATGCGTTGACCATTAACCTCAACTACATTTTCATTTCTTTTACCTTTATCATAAACAGATCTAACTCTTAATTTTGAGGGTTTTGTATTACCAGCTAAAGTTTCTTGCTCAAGCGTAAGCCCACTTTGTACATCTTCAGGGTATTGATTAAAAGCCTCATCAACTTCATCAGTTATTATATTTTTTTCTTCTTTCGAAGGTGGTGTCTTTGTTTCTACTTCTTTACCTTCCTTTGGAGTGTCCTCTGCTGGATTTTCATTGTTATTTTGTTGATTTAATTGTCGTTGTAATTTTGCTATTTGAGCCTCAAGAGATTTCACTGCATTTGGATCAGTGTTCTCTTGTTTGTTTTCTTCCTTTTTTTCTTCACCACCTAAATAAGATTTAGTAAGACCAACCGCACCCGTTCTTGCCATAGGTTTAAACATAGCGTCAACACCTTCAATTCCCATTTCAGGTATTCTAGTACCACCACCAGTTCTAGTGTATTTATTTACACCTTTATAGTTTTCTATTAAAGCTTGATTTATTTTTAAAGGACTAGTTTTTTTCTTTTTCATAATTATATTTTGTGTTTACCCTTGTTCTTTTGGAGTAAGAAAATTCTGAGCTTTCTCACCAAACAATCCGGCTTGGCCAAAACCAATTGCAGAGCTACCAAGGTCACCGATACCACTGGCAATCATTTGTGTTGCTCTTTGTCTAGCCTCATCAGATTCTTTTGATCGCTGCATCGACATACCAAACAGTGTTTCGACTTTATCTTTTTTCTGACCTCTTGAATATACCTCGCCCTCTCTTTCCATACTTTGTATTTTACCAGCCATTGATCTTTCTGCTCTTTGATTTGCAGCTTCTTGCTGTCCTATACTGGCTGAAGCCTGTCTTGCTTGTTGTGAGCCAGCATTAACCATAGCTTGTATATTACCAGCTGTAAAGCTACCACCTTGCTGTATACCACCAAGCATATTAGCTTGTTGTTGTTGAGCCATGTCTTTTTGAAACTGGGCTTGCTGTTGGTTAACAGTCAAGTCCTCCATCGTGTTTTCCATGTTTAAATACGGATTACTAGTATCTAAACTTTCGTAGGCATCTCTTCTTTGTTGAAGCTCTTTGTTCGCAGCTTTTTGCTCTTGTATTCTTTTTTTACGACCAGATAATGCCATACCTATTTTTGTTAATCCCGCGGCAGCGGCTACTCCTGCTATTAAAAAACTCATATCTTATTTATTTTTATTAATGTAATCTTCATATTCTTCGTAACTTCGTGAAACTATTTCAGCTTCTAACTCATTTAAATCTTGTGTGTTTGTTGGGTTTTTATGTATATTGACAAATATACTATTTTCAACAGCGTATATAACTCTTTTTATTCCAGGTGAACATTTAACATAACATGGTGCGATGTACTCTTCTACTACCTCATGTGCGTGCACAACTATATGTCCTGTTAATAAAAACCAAACATGCTCATGATTATGTATAGCACCAACAACCATAGAATCTTTGTTCATTTCCATCTGCCTAACATATATACCATCTGCAAAACTATGTTTTAAAGGAAACAACTCACTTCTAACTACTTCACCATTATTACCTATAATGTTTTTATTATCAACATTTTTAAGTAATTGGTCTTGTAGTTTAATTATTTTTGATTTTGTAACTACCGAGTTATCAGGCATATAATATAAGTTAATTATTTATATTATAGTTACACTTTTTAACGTTTATTTACTACTTTCAAAATAATCAGACCCAACAGAATATAGTTCTGATTTTATAAAAGATGAATTAACAAACTTTGTTTCAGCATAATATCCAAGCACACTTGTTAAATTTACAGTGTTGTCTTTAGAAAAGCTAATAAAATCACTACTTGTTGGTAGCTGACTACTAGTTAATGTTGTGTCACAAACTAAAACCCACTGACCATTTGTTAGCGTTATAGATAGTATTATTCCTATTTCAACAATGTCTGATTGTGCCGACGTATTAAAACCAGCTATAGATGTTGTTGGACTATAGTAAGCAGTATCACCTACTTGGCAAGAAACGTTTAAATCTACTGTTGTTGGGAATGTTAATGTTATTTGTGGCATGTTATGATACGTTAGTTATTGAATCTAGTGCTAATGTGTATTTTACATCTGAACTTCCAAGTGTTTGAACTGTTATAGTACCCCCAATTGTCATTCTATCTTGATTTGTTTCTTCTAAAACACTTGAATGTGCTATGCTAAACCCTGACATAGCCCAATCCCAACCACTTTCAGAACCAGAAGTAACACTCATTGCTGCTCTAGCTGTTGCGTCAGGCGCTTCTCCTATAGCATCTACACTTGCAAATTCTTCTCCAGCGTCTCCAGTTATTTCTACTTTAAACGTATTGGTAGCAGTTTCAGTATTTAACTCAGCAAAAGAGAATACTATATCACTTGGCATTGACGCTGAAATATCACTAGCAGAAGCAAAAGCTAGTGTGAACGTTCTTGTTCCGGTGGAAGCTATACTACCTATATTACCAGAAGACCCATCAACAATGTTTGCGGGTAGTGTTGTTCCAAACCTACTGCTAAGGGTAAATGTGTATGTGACTGTTGACGTTATAGCAGGAAAAACAATCTCGTGTGTTGTCACTCCTTCACTTCCTATTTCCCCATCTATTTGTGTTGCTCCAGAAGTAAATGTATCACTACTGTCATCATATGTATTACTACCGTTTGATATAGATATAGAGTAAGTTGCACCTGCAGTTCCATACAAAGTTAAACTTCTTGTTTCACCACCTTTGGCGTTTATTTCTTTATTAGTATCTAAAACAACATTTGTAATATCACCAAAAAAACTTGTGTCTGGTATTGTTGTTATAGCTGGGTTAATATCTTCAACCTCTCCACCAAGTTCTGCGCTTGATGTTATATTTACTAACCCACCAAATGGAGGTTGTGGGGCTAAAGGTGCTATACCACCAGTTCCACCACCAGCTAATGGATATACTGTTGCTGATGTGCCTATTATGTATTCAAATAAAAACCCAAACCCATAAGTATTACCACCAAAAGTTGGATCTAAACCAGAGTTTAACGGTGGGTTTGTGTAGTAAAACTCTATAGTTCTAGAAGTTTCTTCACCATTTGTATTAAAAACTTGGCTAGTTATTTGAGTGTCAAAGTAAGGTAGCCAATTAGCTAAACCAAAAGCAGTGAATTGCTCTTGCTCTGTTATGTCTGTAAAGTAAAAACCACTGCTAGATGTAAAAACTTTTGTCATTAAAAGCGTTTGAACGCCATCGTCAACAAAGCCAGATATATTATTTAAAGCTGTGTTACTGTTTGTTGACTGAGCTAGACTCATGTTAGTTAAAGAAGGATTACCAGTTACAGATAGCGTATAATCAGTACTTGTTGGGCTTGTCCAAGTTTCCCATACAGCTGGGTATTGTATAGCATTGTTAGCTGTTGCTGAACCGTCAATGTCAATATTTAAAGTAACATTTGCAGACGGCATTTGAAAAGTGTTTATAAAAAACACATAAACGTAAACAACATTATTTGCTGTTACAGGAACATAAGAACTAGCGGTAGCATCATAATCGTACTCACTGTTGAACATAACAACATTTTCAACTTGATTAGGTAAAATTGTATTAGTACCACCAGCACTAGGAGTAATATAATTGTATTGTACAGAGCTTAAATAATTACCAGTCGCTGGATTTGTAACAGTTGTTGATGTGCTGTTGCTAGTGCTATCAGCTGTTATACCTCCTATAGTAAAATCAGAAGCATTTACAGTGAAACCAGCATTTGGCGTTATAGTCAATATAACACTACCATTACCAGCTTGATTTGGTAAAGTTCCAAGAGCAACTGAATCACCATTTATTTCAGTTGTTATGCTTTGGCTTACTGTATAATTTGTGTTTGCGTTATGTCCCATATTTAATGATCGTTTGGATCGTCTTGTACTGTTAGTGTGAATTGACTGTTATTTGTAGACTGTATTTGGTCTGTGCATAAATTCCATTTTATATCATCACGTAAAACCATTGCAGCGGCTGGTGATACGAAACTAACTTCAAACGTAGCACTTGTTAACTCACTATTTGAGTTGTAAACTAAATTAGTTTGAGTTATTGTGTAATCAGTAAGTGAAGTGTTAGTGTCGTTGATAGTTATGCTTGCTGATGGTATTGATTTGAACTTATAACCTGAATCAGCTGTAAATACTATTGTGTAAACAGGATTTATAGTTGTGTTGTCAGGCGACACACCGTCAACAGTTTGTGTGCCTGTACAACCATTAAATTGAGCAAATCCAGTTGTAGATATAGAACCTATGACTGATGTTGTGTTTGTTGGTAAAGTAGGATTTACAGTTATTGTATGTGTAAAGTCATAATCAGAAGCACTAGCAAAACCAGGTCTACAACTACCTTTACAAGGTTGTAATATATTATTCCACATGTAAGCGTTTGTTGCAACCGGATTTGTAACTATTACACAGCTACCATCGTCTTGCGTTGCTAATGGATTATAATTTAATGCATTTGGATCAGTACAACCTAGCACAGGTGCTGGTCCGTTGTGAGTTATTACTGATGCCATACCTATACCTTGGTACGAAAACTCTCTACTATCTAAATTAGCTAATGTAGTTGTTTCACCATACAAGTAGTTAAACCACTTACCTTCTTTCTCTATAAATTCTTTTAATCTACTAGTTTGCATGTCAGTAATTATGCTGTCTACAAACCAACCTTTCTTTTCTTGTAAGTTATAAAACTCATTGTCATTATAAGTAACACCACCAATTGTTTCTGTTCTAAATAAATCTATGTGTGATTGTGTTCCTTCGTAGTTTAATGTGTTAAAACTTTTAACAGAGCCTGGGTTATCATTTAGTAATACTGTTACACTAGAAAAAGCACCGTTAGAACTATCAGCAGTAACACCGTAGAAATTATTGGTTTCAGTATTGTCGTGATGAAGATATATTTCTCCTTTTTTAAACGTGTAGTAATTATTATCTAGACTTAAACCACTTTCTTTAACAAAAGATTTAAAAGACGGCCAACCTTTAGATTTTTCACTATAACTTACCGTAGTGTTTATTTTTGGTGTATAAACTATACCAGCACCGACATTGTTTCCGTTTGGATTAACACCTTTGTCATGTAGAGTTAAGTTGTATAGGTTTTTTCTTTTATCGTAACTTCCTATCAAATCTGATGCTAGTGGTAAATTATCTCTAAAGTAATCTTCCATACCTTGACTTGATATTAAAGTTAAACCATCTTTAGATAACCTTAAAACAGCACCTCTTGCTTTGTCTGTAAAATATACTCTAAAGTTTTCTTGAGCAAAAGATTCTGGATTTTTAGATATACCAAACTCACCACCAAAAGGTTGTGCCGTGCCTAAAACTCTGTTTGTAGCCGTTAAGTTTACATTACCATCAGCGTTGAATAAAGCATCTTTATTTGCTAGTATTTTTAAAACTTTATCTTCACAAAACGCAACTACATTATCATCCCTAGTAAATAGTTTTTGTATTGATCCATATTGAGTATTTAAATCTTTTGTAATACCACTAGAAGCTATAAACTGATTTAAATTGTTTACACCGTTCATAGAGTTGTAAATACCAGAAAATATTAATCCTGACTTTCTTTGCTCTTCGTTGTATTGCTCTGCTAAAACTGTAGATGCTTTAACACCTTTAGTTAAAGTAATCTGATTAAAATCATCTCTAATTCTATCAGACTCTACACCTTGAGGAAAGCTAAAACAATTGCTGTAAGCCAAAGTCATTCTTTGGTTACTAACATCTTTGTACATAGTAAGTCCAGTTGCAAATGTAACACCTAAAACGTTTGTAGATGCTGTTATAGCTTGAACTTTAGCTTGTACAGTTCCACCATCAGGTCTAGTAAATATAAGTATTTCACCTTGATTAGGATCGGCAACATTACCATCTAGTGTAACCGTATTATTGCTCCAGCTAAACACTTTACATCCAGCAGAAACAGTTGCTCCACTACTGGCAAATACGCTAACTGTAGATCCAATAGGCGCAAACATTTCATTTGTATCTGAATTTAACTCTACCGGGTATGTAGCGCTGGCCTCGTAATAAATATCTAACCCTACGTCTTCTTTTGGCTCTGTTTCCCAAACACCAGGATTATCTGTAAACTTAGCAGACTCTGTAGGGTGATTTCTTATAAGTTCTACCAAAGAGTTTTGTGTACCATCATGTCTTATATCTGTAGGATAAAAACCACTAGCAGTCCTTACTATAGGTGGATTTACTTTTAAACTCCATTTATCTCTATAAACTCTACCGTTGTTTCTTTTACTGCCAGGGAAAGTATTTGGTGTTGTTTGGAAATTTCTAATACCAGCCTCGTACCTATAATCTATTACTTCATAAACAGTTTCTTCAGGATCTGCCGCAAACCTAAATTTAGTACCTATTTGAAACCACTCTTTAGAAAACTCATAATCTTCTGGCTGTATATCTTGACCGTGTTGACTCCATAGTTCTGGCGGATTGTTAGGGCCATAACCTGTGTCTTCAAAACCTACCCAAGAAATATCAATTCTAGTCCCCATAGGTTCCCCGGCATAACGCCATATACCTTTTGCCTCTTCAGCGCCGTTATAACTACCATACCCAGTGATTTTATGACCATCGTGCTCTACTAAACTACTACCACCCGTTGTTGAATAATTTTTAGTTGCATAAACACCTGTACCACTACTAGCTGGAGGATTTGTAATAACAGAATCTTCATCAATAAAAAACCCACTACCATTACCATTTCTGTTGTATTTTATAAAACCATCCCAAAACTTGTAACCATCAAGCAAAGAGTCTGTACAATCATCTTCGTCTTTTCCACCATGACCAACAAAATCATAGTTATAAACATTAACACCCTGTGCTGGTGTAGAGTTAGCCATTGAAGCGTGTCTTGGGTGATCTTCTACTGGTTTAAAATACCTAAGATTTCTTGCTGAATAAACAACAACATTATCTTGTGATATAATATCTCCAATAATTTTTTCTCTTACTAATTGATCACTTTCAATTTTAACAAAAAACCTACCATCAAACTCCGCTTTGTTTTCCACCTTGTATTGTATCAATTCTAAAAATAAACCAGATATTCTAGACGCATATGTTTGCGATGTTGAAGTAAATTCAAGATCATCGCCAAGAGGTTTTGATAATCTAATTTTATAATTACCACCTTGACCAGTATTAGTTATAGCTACAACTTCATACTCAGAGCTTTCATTGTTAGCGCTACGAACCTTTATAAAAAGATCATCTTGCAAGTGGGGTGACTTAGGATCTGCAGTTCCAGATGCATCAACTATAACCATATCACTATTGTTCATTGCAGCATACGGAACTTCTATATAATCAAAGCCTGGTAAAGGAAACCCATCACCTCCATTTCCAATATGTGTTTTAGCAGTATTATCAAACATGTCGCCTAAAACTTTCCTATCTTTCTTTATATACTCTGGAGCTTCGCTTTCTATAGCAAGTATTTTGTACCTAGCTTTGTCATCAGCAACAGACTTGTTGTTAGCGTGTGATTTTTTTAATATTAAATATGTTTCTTCATCAACTTTGTTTCTTTCTGAAGAAGGGAAACTTATCCAAATATTACCATCTTTAGCATTATACCACCTATCCATTGCTAAGTTATAATATTCGTTAGAAGGTTCTTTTACATAAAACTTAAATGCTTTAGCCCATGATGGGGCTGGGTTTGTAAGTTTAGCTCTTAACTTTGTAAAATTATCACTAAACACTTTACCAACTCTTTTAAAACCTTTTTCTGGACCAACCAAAACAGGTGTCTCTCTTCCGTATTCGTCTAAATAAACTACACCAATTTGATAATCTCTTAATGACTTAACAGACTTTTGAGCAAAGTCTTTATAGTTGGTAAAAGAGTTAACCTCTAAACTTGTTTCAATGTCTATAATCTCATCAACATTATAATTTTGAGTGTAATTACCATACAAAAGTCTATTACCAGTTATTTCTTGAGCTTTTGCTTTTCTAGGTACAACATCAAAAGGTCTTAAAAATTGATCAGAAGGCAGCACAGCGTGAATCATTTCTGTATCAATAACTATTTTACCTCTTGCATAAGCTCTGTTAACAAGATCTGGCCAAACAGGATGTTCGTCTTTTGATGTTATAGTTTTTACAGTATATATGTTTGTGTTATTAGACTCTTTATATAAAATATCTATTGCAATAACATCACCAGGTCTAGCGCTACCAGCCTCACCAGGCTCTGGTACATATTTTTTTAAACATAAAGACTTTAGCCTATTAACCATACCTAAATTATGACCTTTTTTAGGTTCATAATCAAAACTTCCAGGTAAAAACGCTACTTCAGACCAAGGTGCAAATGCGGAATACTCACCGTCAGTATATTTATATCTATAACTAAATTTAGGAAATTTAAATTCAAATATAGAATCTTTTTGCTCTAGTAGTGTAAAGAACTGTTCACCACTAGCGTTGTAAATCAAAGCCTCGCTTATTGATAATATTTCTGCTTCAAATATTCCAAGCATTAAATTATTGTGGCTATGCCCAGTAGGTATTTGTGTTATTTCAATTCTAACCTCGTAATCAAAATAATCTGTAGGTGTTACTGATGGATCATTTGTAATTATTATAATATCACCTACTCTATAGTCAGGGGCTTGATCAAAAGTAATTTGAACAGAATCTCCAGCTTGCATCATTGCTGTAGCACTTGTAAAAAATTGTATTGTAGCTTGAGCATCTGTTCTATTAGTAGCACCAGTTATTGCGTTACCCCTGTTGTAAGATGTTCTAGACATTTCTAGCTCTAAAGGTGTTTGTGGTGCTGGCCTAAGAACTGTTAAGTGAACTTCTTCAGCATAAACAGGGTATGTGCCTAATCTATTTGTAACAACATTGTAAGTTCCTGGAGGTCCGTCTATATCTTCTATAACTAGCCTAGTATGATGGTTATAGTTGTCTCCGTCAAAAGTAGTTGTTGCGTTTGTGTTTAAAGTTACACTACCACCAGTACCTTTTATTCCTCTTGTAATGTTTAATTTTTTTGGTTCTGAATTACCATCAGTCCAAAATAACATATCGTCAACTACATTTATACCGGTAATAAGATGATTTCTCGAAAAGTTTAAAACTCTTTCAGCTTTAAAAACTATTTGTTCACCAGCTATTGTTTGAACAGCTCTGTTTAAAGTTATTTTAAAACCGTATGTTGCGTCATACTCTACGTTTTCAACTATAATTTCATTCAAACTATTTGAACCATAAAACACACCGTTAAACGTACCGGTTATACGCATACCTTTTCTAATACCAGATATGTTGTTAGTTGCAGTGCTACTACCAAGATCTATATATAAATATTTAACGGCACCACCATTAGACGTTCCTATTGAAGATATAACTTTCCAAATATCAACAAAAACATATTTATTTGTTTCTGTCTTAGGATCGTACTCAACAATCATGTCTTTAGTAATACCGCTTGTAACATTAGCTTCATCGTTGAAAACCATCCAATAAACTTTGTTATTCTTAGTGTCTTGTATAGATCCAACAGTAAAAGCTGTGCTTGTACCAGTCGCTGATTTTAAAGTATTTCCCAGCGTAGTTTGTATAGTACCAATGTTAGAATCTTCTGAAGTAGAAACTTCAATATTCATAGCATCTCTATACTCGCCGTTAGGAACTAATCTTTCATCAAGGTCTTTGTTCATACGACCTTTAGTAAAATTATGCTTTAACTCAGCCATATATTAGTGTTTTATTTGTTTAGATTTACCTCTCATAATTTGAGAAAGCTCTTCTAATTTTAAATTTGATAGTCTTAATTTTGCAACTCTTGCCGAAGCAAATTTTTCTTGTTTAAATCTTCTTACAACATTTTCATTTACCGCTGATCGAGTAGATAATAATGCATAAGCTATGTGTTTGTATAATGCGTCCTCTGCAAATTTATGTATTTGCATTTCAGCGTCTGTACCTAAGCTATCGCTTATGTATTTTAAAGTTATAGTTTTTCCAGCAACGCTAGAACTAAAGTGTATTTTACCAGCAAGCTGGTCTATATAAAAAGATCCGTTAGCTTGTGCATACTGAGGGTCAATACCAAATCTTTGACCAGTATTAGGCCAATACCTATCATCTTGATAGTCATCAGTATTTGTTATAGGTGTATGTGATTTATAAGACGTCCAAGTGTCTGATTCAGTTTCAAAATCTAATTCATTACTATTTAAAACGTAATCGCCATTAGCGTCTTGTTTTATAGCTTTAGGATTTGATGTTTTAGAAGCTGGGTAAAGTGTGCGTTCAATACCAGCGCTGTCTTTCCAAGTTAGTTTAACATAGTTAACATAATCTTGCGGTAAAATCATTTGCAAAGTAGTTGGTACTTCTATCTCGTGTGCTTTTTGAGATCTTAGTATATCATAACTCATTTCTGCTAAACCTCGTTGAGCGTGAAAAGCAATATCTGTTCTTTTAACTTTAGGCAATAATTTATTTTCACCAACATAAGCTATTGTGAAATTGTTTATAATATCTTGCAGTGATACATATTGATAAGCACCAAGCGTTCCAGCTTGATACTGAGCTTGAGTTTGATTGTCTAGTAATCCCATTTATTATTGTTTTTCTTGTTGTTGGTTTTTAGCTTCCATGTTTGAAGCCACTGTGACTAAACCTGGTTTGTTAATTGTAATACCAGATAGTTCTAATATGTTTATAACTAAGCTTTCTTCTTCAGAAGCGTGCAATTCAAAATCAACAGCTAAGTTACCATTGTACAACGCCTTTTCATTTACAACTACATAAGCCCATTCGCATTTTGTAGGTTTTTTAATGTAGTTAACAGTAACGTTGTCCATACGATTACTTGCTGAAAAAGTTGTTGGGTATAATTCTATTTGATGGTTTGAGTTAGCAGATCTAACATAAACCGGTCTTTCTAGCGTTGGAGCTGTTAAGTTAGAATTTAATAATAAATTTATTTCTTTTGTTGTTGCTTTTTCTACAACTACTGATGTGTCAAAAGAAGAGCCAAATTGAACTTGACCTAACCTATAAACATCTGTTGGTAGTATACCTCTGTTACTAGTGTTACCATCTAAGTCTTGACCATAAACCTCAAATAAACTTATTTTTTCTTCTAGTATACTTACCATATCAGAGTAAGAATTATCATTACCTTTTTGAGTTGATTGAAACTGATGTATATCGTAAAAATATTGCTCAAATATATTCATCTGAGCTTGGTTAGCATGTAAATTAAATTCTTGAGGTGTTATATAACCTCTTTGTTCTTTGTTAGCTAAAGCTAAAACTCTTTGATATACTGTATCTATATTTACTGCCATAGTTTTTTATTGTAGTTTACGATCGCCCCGTAGGGCGACCGCTCTACAGTTTGGTTATTTTAATTGTTTTTCTATATTTGCATAGATTTCCATACCTTCATCAGTTTTAAACCAAGCGGCTAAAGCTGAGTATGGATGTTCTTCAAAAGGAACGTTCATTAATTTTCTATCGTTAGAACCCCATAAGAAAGTTCTTTGATCATTAGAAATTTTTAGTATACCAAACTCTACAGCTTTTATACCAAAGTTTCTTAAATGTACGTTTTCATCTTCTGCTAACTCTAACAGTAAAGAAGGATTCCTAGTAGCAAATACTAATAAATCTCTTTTAAGTTCAGCAGAGCTCATCTTAGACACCTTAGAACCTAACTCAACACGCATAACTGCTTCAGCTGTACTTAAGTCCATGTTTCTAGCTGCTAGTATTGCGTCTGCTTGCATTTCTAATTGATCTATTTGTACAGAAGCTTCTTCAGATGGTTTGTATTCATAAAACAATTTATCTTTTAATGGATGGTACAAAGATAATAATTTTTGTAATACTGTTTTGTTTTTTGGAACAAACAAAGCGCCATTTCTAAACACAACGTGTTCTAGTCTTTGGTCACCTTTCATTTCATCTACAAATACTGTTTTTTGATTTTTTGTATATTTTAATTCTCTTTCATAACCTTTTTCTTCGTCAAAATAATAAATATCAGAAGATTTTATAATGTATGATAAAGGACTTTGACCGTTTTTTAAATAATACAATCTATCTTTTATTTCCCAAGTTGGTTTTTTAGGTTCAACTTTTACTTTAGGTTTTGGTGTTTCAACTACTGGAGTTTCAACAACAGGTACCTCTACCTCTTGTGTTTTTTGTTTTTTTGCCATAATATAATATATAATAAAATTAATAAATAAAAGGACCGAGGCCGAAGCCCCGGTTCTTTAAAATAAACAGTGCTTATTTCATTAACATGAAATTGTTAGCACCTTGTGTAACTAGACATCTTTCTGATAAGAAATGAATCTGCATTGCATCTAAAGCAGATGTAGCAGCTCCAACAGAACCAGTAACCCAAGTTTTCATTCTTCTATTGTCAGTTTGAGAAGCTCTATATCTAACATGTAAGAATGGTCTTTTTAGGTTTTTACCTAATTGTTGGTCATAAACATTTGAAGTACCAGCTGGGATAATAACCCCTCTAATAGCTCCAGCAGCGTAAGCATCGTTTATACCACCTCTTGTAGCTTTATCATTTAAGTATCTAAAGTCAGACTTGTAGAAATCGTAAGATCCACGTCTGAAACCAGAGAAGCCTAAGTTTAATGCCATATCTTCAGAGTTGTTGAATACACCGTATGATGTACCACCAGCACCGTAAGAATTCATAGAAGCTAACATATCATCCATAGCTAAGCTAGTAGCTCTATTTACGAATAACATATTTTCTTCAATAGCACCTTGCTTATCAAATTCAGCTAAGATAGCGTCAAATTCAGCTAAATCAGTAGCAGCGTTAACACCAGTTACACCAGTAGTTACGTTACCTCTTTCTTCAATAGCATTGAATAAACCTTGAGTACCAGTAACTTCACCACCACCAGCATATAAATGTGAGTCAGTTAAATCAGCTACACCACCAGTGTAACCACCAGAAGCACCACCTTTAACACCTTCTAACATTGCCATTTCTAAGTAATCATTGAAACGAGCTCTAGTGTCACCTTCAGCTTTTAAGTACCATAAGTAACCTGATTGACCTTCTTCGCCAGAAACTTCAACCCAACCAATTCTAGATGTATCAGAACCTGATACTTCGTAGTAATCTTTCATAATAATTGGTTTGTTGCTAAAAGTTTGCATTTTAGGTTCGTTAGCTCCTCTAGTAGAGTCACCATCGTAGTTATCACCTTTTTTGTATTCAGAACCATAAACTAATACAGTTACAGAATCAGCACCTTGGTTGTCAGTAAACACATCGTTTAAGTCAACAACACCGTAAGGAGCAACTTCAATAACAGCTGAACCAGTAGTTACTAATGTAACTAAAGCTTTAACCGTACCTTCAGAACTTGCTATAATAACAGTATCATTTTTTCTAATACCATGAGTTGTACCAGCAGCATTTCCATCGATGTCTTTACCGATAGTAATTTGTCCACCAGCAACTGTACCAGCATCACCATTAGTGATTTGTCCAGTGTATGATAAGTGTAGTCTACCTTGCTCAGACCAAACAACTTGGTCAGCAGCCATAGCCTCTTCAGCTCCTACTTGTGAAAGAAATCCTGAAATAGTTCTGTTTCCAAAAACTTCAGCTTCTTTCTCCATAAGATCTGGTAAATATTGTTGAGCCCACGTTGTGTCCGTAGTCCCAGTAAAATCTAGATAGTTTGTCGCCAGCGTTTGTTGCCTTGGAGTAGGCGTGCTGTTTAAACTACCTCCTGCAGTAATTGCCATAATTTTGTAATTTTAAATTTATTATTTGTTTTTAATTTTAAACTTAAAGTTAGAAGTATCATCATTTAAAACTCTTACTTTCAAGCCGCTTGTGTTATCGTTAGAAAATGATTGCCTAGGATTCATACTTACGTTTTTTGCCTTAGCAACACTATCTTTCATAGCATCAGCTTTTCCTTGTTCATAAAAGTGATTTGCAACAGCATCTGGGTTCATAGCCGTAAACAATGATTTGTGATAACCCTTAGCGTCTTTCATTAAACCATTTTTTTTGTCAATAAATTTTTGAACAAAATTGTTAATATCGCTTTGAGACTCTTTTACATTGTTAGCGTTTTTAATATTGTATCTGTATTTCTTTTCACCAACGTTAAAATCAAAACCTTTGAAATTATCGTTAAATACTTGGTTTGTTTTCTGTACAAATACTTCTTTACCTTTTTCTGCTATTTTTTGAGTTTCTTCTGACTCCTTGTTGTATCTATTAAAGAAATCCATAGCTTTTTGTTGTTCAGGTGTTAACCTTGAACCAGCTTTGATTTCGTCATAGTATTTGGACTTTTGCCCGTCCAGATGGCTTTTAGCACTGGCAACTTGCTCTTTTAGCGCTAATTTTTTTCTTTTTATTTCTATTTCAGTATCAGCTTCTTCGTCATACGAAAACTGATCTTCCATTAAGAAACTTATTTCTTCTTGATCTAAATGAGGTTTTGTATTCTTGTAGTATTCTCTTAGCAAAGTGTCATTATCTAATTCAGAATAATCTTGATTAAGTTTTACGTAATCCTCTAAAGTCCCACCAGTCTCGTCAATAAAATCTACAACTTTTTGTAAATTTTCAGGTAAAGCTTTGCCAGTTTCTTGAGCTTCTACTATTTCTTCAGCTAGCTCCTCTGTTTGTTCCTGCACTTCTTCTTCAGTAACTTCTTCTAATACTGGTGTTTCTTGTGCTTCAACTTCCTGTTGTACTTCTTCTTGTTTTTCTGTGGGCTCGGCATTATCAGGCTTTGCAACCACTCCCTCGTCGACAGGGTTATCTTCTTTAGTTTCATTTTCTTTTGGTGTTGGTGGTTTTGTTAAATCTACTTTTATAATAGCGTCTTGCGCTTCTTGTTTAGGTTTTGATACATCTACCTTTGTAACTTCTTCAGCTACTTTTTCTACTTTTTCTTCCATAATATAATATAATAATAATTAATAATTTTAAATACTAATACCTCCTAAGTTATCATTACCTGCAGATTCAAACTTTTTAGGTGGTTTACCGTTATTTCTTTGATCTATAAGTTCACTTTGTTGAGAAGCTTGTATTCTTGTTCTTTCGTCTTTACGGTCTTCCTTCATTTTATCTTTACCGTTAACAGTTTGGTTTTCCATTTGCTTAAGCTGCATGTTAAGTCTAAACTCATGCTCCATTAAGTCTTTTTTAATCGCTGCCTCTTGCTCCAATGCTTTTGATTTTAAATTAGCTTTTGCTTCTTCTAATTGCATTTGGCTCATTGTAACAGCCTCGTTCTTTTTAACCTCCATCATTGCCGCAGCATTTTGCGCTTCAATATTTGCGTTTGATTGAGCTTTTATGTTTTCTTGTTGTACTCTTTGATCTTCTTCTTTCTTTTTCTTACGTCTTATTTTTAACAATTGATTAGCAAGTTTAATATTTTTTATCTCTCTAAGATCAATAGCATCTTCTAAGTCAATTAATTGTTGAGCAATAGCAACTTGAATATTGTTTTCTAACATTTGTTTTTCTTCTTCATCCGGCATTAATTCTATAAATATACCAAAATCATAAAGATATAGTTCAGACATTTCTTTTAGTGTAGCCACGTTGTGAGCTCCTATCTGTTGTATAAAAGCATTTGCTGTTGGTGAATATTCTAATATGTCAGATATTCTTAATGACAAGCACTGGCAAATTTCTTTTGTTAAAAACAAACCTGATTGTAATATGTGTCTTGTAGCGGTATTACTATTTGCTGCGGCTAGTTTTTGTACACCAACTAATGAATATTTATCAGGTGTACTACCATCTTTAGCCTCGTTAAGACCAGTCACATCTCTTATCATTTGTAGATAATAGTTGTAAGTTTGTATTAATGACTGCATCTTACCACTGCCAGAGCCTGATTGTATTTCTTGAATAGGTACTTTGCCTGGATTCATATCACCTTCAGAGGTAAAACTTCGTCCAATTATACTACCTGTTTGGAAAAACATATTTAAAGCTTCTTGTGGATTGTAGTTTGTACCATTACCTAAATCTATTTCAGCCAAACCATCAGCGTCAAGATATATACCATCTGGAACAATTCTAGACATTACTTGTTGTAGCTTTAAATGTGTAAGCTGTATCATATCAGCAAAACCAGTAATACGCTGTACTAGGGATTCTATTCTACCCTTATACATGCGCGGCGCAACAATAGCATAGTTCATCTTAACCTTAGTAAAGTCACTTTTAGGTCTCATCATGTTTTCAGCCATTTCCCACTTAAGTAATTTGCTAGTACCTAAAATCATAGCGCCATCATACAAACACTCTACAGATCTTTGTAGTTTACCGTAATCACCCTCCATGTTTTCTGGTGGATTAAACGTATCATCTTTTTGTAAAATCTTATTAGCACCAGTACCAGTTTCTTTTACTTTATAAACCTCGTTCATATAAGTTTTATAATTAAAATATAAAACTTGAACCTTGTTATTATCTTCTTCTTTTAAATTGTAATTGTTGTTGTGGTAATTTGCTTGATGATGGTTTTTGTTTTTAACTATATCTTTTAATTCTTCCTCTGTTAAATGAGGAAATTGTTTTACTAATTCATTAATTGGTATTGATTTAACCTCACCAACATAATACACATCGTCAAAATAAGGTGATTCACTGTACGAGTAAACTAAATCAGCTGGGTCAACATAATCTATAGTAACACCTTCAGAAGTGTTAAAACTTGTTTTTGTAGCACCTATACCTAAAACTGTTAAGTCGTAATAAAATCTTTTCTTAATTAATTCGTAGTCATTACCTTCTAATAAAACATTTAAAGCTTGTTCCTCTGCTATCTCTACGGCTTGCTTATAGTTTAAGGCCATGTGAAGATCTAACTCTTCTTTTGAATCTGGCAACTCTTCTTTTGGATTATCTAATAAAGACATACCAAAAGCTTGTTCTGTAAACTCACTAATTTTTTTAGTTCGCATATCAGAAAGTATAGATTCCATATACTCCGTTCTTTTACTAACGCCAAATGGATCTTGTGAGTATGCTTTTATATCGTATGTTCTTTCTGCAATACCGTTTACAACTATATCAACAAACTTAGGTATAATAGGTACTGGCTTCCAGTCTAAATTAAGATAAGACAAGTCACCATTAATAGATAATTCGTCTTTGTATTTTTGTATCGATTGTTCTCCTCTAGCATATAATCTTAATCTATGAAAATCATTTTGATTACTTCTATATCTATTTGAACCTCTATCAGTATAAAACCACTCAGCTTCAATAGCCTTAGCAACTTTTAAACCATAATCATAGCTCATTTTTTCCAAATCACTTACAACTTGGCTAGGAAAATAATTATTTATAACAGACTCTGCCATATTTATTTTTTAATTAATTTAGATGTATTACCTTTATTTGAATACTTAGCAATACTTATGTTTAGTTTTGGTTTTTCTACTTTAGCATTTGGCCTATATAAATGTCTGTTGTTAGCCATAACAGCTAATCCAGAACTTATAGAAGCATCATGCTTTGTTCTTTTGTTTATGTCAAACTTAGCCCAGTCATTTAGTAATTCATTAAAATAACAATTACCAAAAGTACCATCTTGCATCATACCAACATGGCTTTGAATATACATTTCTATTGCAGCTGCGTGAGCTTGTTTTATATCTTCGCTTGAGTTAGGTATTCCACCAACTTCTTTTTCTGCAGTAGATAATTTGTTCCATATTTTATCTGGCCTGTTCATGCTAAAACCTCTGTAACCACGTCTTCGTAAATAATACAATAGACGAGGTTTATTGTTCTCTGCAAGTATAGGCATCCCATAAAATACTAATGCCATTAGAACGTCTTCAAAGAACATCTCTGCAGTCTGAGGTCTAGCTAGATACTCTAAGAAAAATGTATTAGCTGGCGCGTCTTCCATGCTAAACTTAGTTAATCCGTGCAAAGCACCTTTTGAACCCACACCATCTACAGTTCCTGATATGTCGTAGCTATCACAACCAAAAGCGCCCATGTGTTCGTTTCCAGGCCATTTAACACCATTTTTTATTACAACTTTGTTTTGTATATTTATTGGTGGTACCCAGCTTACTTTAAATCTACCCTTAGGGTCTGGGTAAAATATAACGCTTGAATCTTTAATACCATTGACCCATTGAAAATTACCTTTAGTAATACCTAATGTCCTAGACATTTCTTCGTTGTAATCTATTTGCTCATATATTTTAACTAAGTTAAATATACTATTTTTTGTTTCATCTCTAAACGCATGTTCAGTAGTTCTTGGAAACTGTCTGTAAAATTCGTTTAATGCGTCTTGATCATTTTTTAAACCGTCAGCTTCATTTTGCCAACTGTCTATAACACCTATATCTATTAATTCCCCATGTGGATCGAAGACTTCATGATCCGGAGTATCGAAGACTGGGCTTCCGTGCTC